GTGCTGGTTCAGGGGGAAGTAGTTTCTCTGGTGCAAATGGTGGTAATGGAGGAAATGGTTCAGCTTCATCAATAACAGGTTCATCAGTAACTCGTGCTGGAGGAGGTGGAGGAGGTGGACAAGTCCCAAGTGGAGGTTCTTCTGGAGGCTCTGGTGGTGGTGGTAATGGTGGTGGAATTGGATTTTATGGAGGTGCTGGAACTGCAAACACAGGAAGTGGTGGTGGAGGTTCTAAACAAGAGGGTGATACAGGAGGTCCTGGAGATACTTATGGTGGTTCTGGTATTTGTATTTTAAAATATCCTGATTCAAAAACAATAACAATAGGTGTTGGTTTAACTGGTTCTACCTCACCTTCTGGTGGATACAATATAACAACAATAACTGCTGGTACAGGAACTGTGAGGTTTGCATAATGGCACATTACGCTTTTTTAGATAAAAATAATATAGTAACAGAAGTTATTACAGGAGTTGATGAAACAGAAACTATTGAGGGTTTAGATCCTGAAACTTGGTATGGTAATTTAAGAGGTCAAACTTGTAAAAGAACATCCTATAATAAAAATATAAGAGGTATATTTGCTGGAATAGGTTTTACTTATGATCCAGAACAAGATATTTTTATTGACCCATCTCCAGAATTAGCAGAATCATTTAATGGCGACTAGATGAAACCAATTTTATTTGACGCAACATTTAGGTCAGGTAATCATTTTGCAGTTGCTTTATTAAAAAAAGCGTTTCCAGATATAAAATTATATTGGGGTTATAAAGATAAACATAACCCAGAATCTTTTAATTTTCCAAAAGATAAATTTAATTACATTACAAGTATTAGAAAACCTATTGATAGTATAGCCTCACAAATTTTATTAGAAAATAATAACAATTATAATGAAGTTATTGAAAAATATATAGTTTTTCTTAAATCAGTATTAAATAATAAAGAAAAAATACATGTTTATTCTTTTGAAGATATAACAACTAAACCAATGAAAGTAGTAGAAAATATTGCGTTTAAATTAAATATAAATTTCAAAACAGTAGATATTGATAAACTTATAGAGTCTTTTAAATATTATAATACACCTAATTTTTATGCTGTACCAACTAGTAATCAAGATATAATTAATGAGCAAGACAAACTTGTCGAAATTAAATTAAAACTATCTCAAAAGAGTTTTGCTAATATAATAAAAGAAACAAATGAACTTTATGATAATTTGTTAATATCTAAAATTCAATTATCACGTCATTCACAGCTTCTGGAACATTGACAATTTCATAATAAATGTTATAAAGTTTTTTATAAAGACATATATGAATTTAACAAATTATTATTGGTATTTTAAATCAGCTATTCCAGAACGTATCTGTGATGATATTTCTAAATATGGTCATCAACTACAAGATCAAATGGCAGTCACTGGAGGTTATGGTGATAAGAAATTAAATAAAAAACAAATTACAGATTTAAAAAAGAAAAGAGATTCAGATATTGTTTGGATGAGTGATAGATGGGTTTATAAAGAAATTCAACCTTACATACATCAAGCAAATGCAGCAGCGGGTTGGAATTTTAATTGGGATTATTCTGAGTCTTGTCAATTTACAAAATATAAAAAAGGCCAGTATTATGATTGGCATTGCGATAGCTGGGATCAACCTTATCAAAGACAACAGGGAGATCCATCGCACGGAAAAGTTAGAAAATTATCTGTAACTGTAACTCTATCAGATCCAAAAAATTATAAGGGTGGAGAACTAGAATTTGATTTTAGAAACTTGGATCCAGATAAAAAAAGAAACGTTAAAAAATGTACAGAGATACTCCCTAAAGGATCATTGGTTGTATTTCCTTCTTTTGTATGGCATAGAGTATGTCCAGTTAAAAGTGGTGAACGAAACAGTTTGGTTATCTGGAATTTAGGATACCCATTTCAATAAAGTAGAAATATGAAAAAGAAGAAAAAAAAAATAAAGAAACCAACTAAAGTTACTTACCCTATTCAATTAAATAGAGAAGATTATTTTAAATGTCCAATCTGGTTTGCAGATGCACCAGAGTTTGAAAAAAAATTAAACGATGCATCCGATAAATATATTGAAGCATCTAAAAAAATTTTAAAGCCAGCAATAGATAAACGTAATAAAAAGTTTGGTGATAAAGGAGACATGGGTCATGTATTCCATTCTACATCTTTAATTGGTGATCCTGACTTTTTAGAATTACAAAATTATATTGGTGCAACATCCCATAATCTATTAATTGAAATGGGTTTTGATATGTCAGGTCATCAATTGTTTACTACAGAAATGTGGGTACAAGAGTTTGCTAAAAAAGGTGGCGGACACCATACTTTACATACGCATTGGAATAGTCATATCTCAGGTTTTTATTTTTTAAAAGCTAGTGAGAAAACATCACTACCTTTATTTGAAGATCCAAGAGCAGGGAATGTAATGAATTTGTTACCAGAGTTAGATAAATCAAAAGTAACTTATGCTAGTTCAGCAATAAATTATCAAGTTAAACCAGGTCGAATGATATTCTTTCCATCATATATGCCACATCAATACATTGTTGATATGGGTTATGATCCGTTTAGATTTATACATTGGAACTGCCAAGCAATACCAAAAGGAGTATTAAATGTCGTTCAAGAAAAATAAATACACAGTACTAAAATCAGCTATCTCACCAGAACTTGCAGAATTTGTTTATAAATATTTTTTAAACAAAAGAAATGTTGCAAGATTTTTATTTGATCAAAAATACCTGTCTCCCTTTACAGAATATTTTGGGGTATGGAATGATGAACAAGTGCCTAATACTTATTCACACTATAGTGACATTGCAATGGAGACATTACTTCAACAAGTTAAACCTATTATGGAAAAACACACAGGTATAAAATTATCAGAGACATATTCTTATGCAAGAATTTATAAAGAAGGTGATGTCCTAGCTCGTCATAAAGATAGATATTCATGTGAGATTTCTACAACACTAAATCTAGGTGGTGACAAGTGGCCAATATATTTAGACCCAACAGGTAGAAAAGGTCAAGCTGGTATCAAAGTTGATCTTGAACCAGGTGATATGTTAATTTATTCTGGTTGTGATTTAGAACATTGGCGTGAAGAATTTACAGGTAAAAACTGTGGACAAGTATTTCTACATTATAACAAATATAGTTCTAAGACATCTAAAGAAAATTACTTAGATAAAAGACCTATCTTAGGCGCACCTGCTTGGTTTAAAGGTGTTAAGTTGACAAAATCTAAAAAATAGTTTACACTGTAAGCTTGTAGGGGGAGGACCCACCTCGAAATCCCCTTACTTTAAAATCTTTTGAATTTACCAACAATCTGATATACTACCTAATAAACAGGTTTTTATATGCTACAAAAACTAGGATTTTTATCAGACATTACGTACGCAACACTGAATCAAAAACAAAAAGAACTTTGGGATGTGGAAGGTATTCTTAAAAATAGATTGAATCAATTATTAAAATTTGATTTAAGACCTTTAAAAAATAATATTAAAATAGGTAGTTTTAAAAGCAAAGCAGATAAAATGGTCTTTGATATGAAAGATCAATTTATTGTAGTAGATACCGAGGAACTTCATCAGTATTTAAAAGAAAATAAACTAAAAGAGGTGCATTTACAAGATTTGCTATCTAAGCTAGAGTGGAATATAATACTACCAAAATAGCCTAATCTTTATAGATATACGCTTATAGTGTATAATTCAAGCATGTCATTACAAAAAGTAAACTTTCAACCAGGTTTTAATAAACAAGCATCGGACTCAGGGGCTGAGAACCAATGGGTAGATGGTGATTTTGTAAGATTCAGATATGGAATGCCTGAAAAAATAGGTGGCTGGGCAGAAATTATGGACAAGAAACTTGTAGGAGCGGGCCGTGCTTCACATACTTGGGCTGATTTAGATGGCAGAAAATTCTTAGCTATCGGTACAAACAAAATTTTATATATTTACAATGGGGATGACTA